GGCATCGGTCTGTACTTTGTGCAATCCCGAGCAAGTACGCATCTTGTGGTGGGACACGCAAGTGCATGGCGAACAAGTGTTCAAGAAGGATAGCTATGACAACATTGCGTCAGTACTAAAACCCATTGGCGGTGGTGGCACAGTCGTGTCTGCGGTAAGCAAGTACATCAATGAGAAAAGTATTAAAGCAGAGTGTGTGCTGATGTTTACCGACGGCTATCTCGAGCATGACATTGAGTGGAATATCTTAGCGCCTACCCTATGGATGATTGTTGGTAACAACGACTTTGAACCACCAGCAGGTAAGAAAGTTGTATTCGATGCAAATGATTAATCCACGGGTACGTGGAACACTAAACAAGGAGAAGTAGATGAAAGCATTATCTTGGAACAGACTTACCGACATTACCAAAACGAAGAAACCGTATCGGGGTACAACCGACCGCTATCCTGTTAGCGATAGAAAGCACAACACAAAGAACTTTTATGTTGATGAGATCAACGGCGAGAAGGTGTATCGCATCACCTACGGTACTTATCACATAGAACACTTTGTAACGAAGGAAGTCTATGATGCTGAACCCGACAAGTACCATGAGCGCACATGGGCTTCAACTGATGAGGAGCGTTACTGCTACTACGAGCCTATCCCAAATGAGTTAGGCGTGGTGCGTTCGGACAATACCTTTGAGTTCACGGCAAAGCATGGCTATGGGCAAGGACATAACTCAGTGATAAGTTCATGGAGCATTGGGTTCTTTTGTAACAGTTCACGGCATGGTGGAATGGTATACAGGGACAACAGTCGGAGCATCTTCCACCCTATCTTCAAAGGTATGCGACTAGAGATCGAGACCATGCAACCGCACAAGGATAGTATTTATCAAGTAGTTGGCAAGCGAGTTAACCGCAAGGAAGGCAAGGAGTTTCTTAAGCGATACGAGGACTTCTACAAAGTCAACGAGGTCATGGTCAAAGCGATGGATTACAAGTCTTACATGGAGACAGCGTGTGACGTAGTAAGTTCACTAGAGATACCCACAGATAGATGGGGATTGTACGACGAAGACCGTAAGAAATTAATTACGTATGCCGAGTCGTGTATCAACAGTGCACCGCTTGATGCTGGTGTAGCGTTCGCTCTTGCCTATGATGTAAAGGATGTATGGTCGAGGGTGCGTGCTTTCACAGGGGCAGGGAACAGCTACTATTCCCGAGAGGTAGAACTAGAGTCAATCTTTACTAACCTAAAGCGTAAGCTGAACAACGAGTTGTATCGTAAGAACCCAACAGTTATGAATCTAGTAGAGCATCAGATGGGTAGTCTTTATCCTGCTAGTCAATGGGGTATAGACATTTATGTTAATGGCAAAGAAGTTGAACAATACTAAGGAGAAGTCAATGCAAAACAAACTAATCTATGAAGGCTTTGAGTATCCCACTCTTGTAGAAGAGATTGAGAAATCACCAGCTAAGATTCTCTTACAAGAACTAGAGTACAAGTATGGACTGAAGACGATTGCGTTCTCAACTTCAGCATATAACAAAGAGATACATTTCTTGGTCGTAAACCCACAAGGCTTTGCGATTGCGAAAGTGTGGACACATACCGAAGATGGGAATGTAATCTATAACTACCGTTCGCCGTTCTACCGCAAAGATCGTGGCTCTGATGTTGCTGACCGAGAGACATTACATAGTAAGAAACTCTCAAGCCTGATGGCTACATTGAAACGCAACGATGTCGTTCCACCGTCTGATGGAACACTACTTAACCACGTAAGTGAATGTTTCTCTCATGCGGCAGGGTTTCTCGACGCACATCATGGCTCTGACTACAAACAAAATAATCTTAACGCAGACGATCTTCATGCTCTACTTAAGAAGATTTTTCTAGGGGTAAATCCTGATGAAAATATTTTAGATATAGGTAAACAATTACTTGACAAATACGATATCAAGGATAAAATAAAAGAAACAAAGCAGGAAGATTTGAAACGGTTTTTTGATAGTGAGTTCATAGCAGTAGGGGCTGACAAGCTAGGTCACTTGGTGATTGGCACAGTCAAGCGGTTGCCCGAGAAAGATGGATACCACAAATATGAAACTGTCAAGCCGTTCAAACGCTTTACAGATATACCCGAGGAGTACGAGAGTGTTCGTGCGCCATTGTTGATGCATAAGGTTGTAATTGAAAACAAGGATAACAATACGGTGTTCTACTCAAATATCATTCCATCAGTCAATGGATACAACGCTGACCTCGACCTAATAAATATTATGAAGTCTCGAGTGGATGAATTCAATATGATATGGACTCTTGCCCCATGCTCCACGCTAATCAACTAAGCCCGATGGTGTCGCAGTACAACTGGGACTTGTATCGTGTGCCACTGCGTAGGATAGAAAACAATTACCGCATCTATGTCGCTGACTTTTTTACTCGGGATTTTGACGAGAAGACGTTACCTGATGAAGTCAAGACTAAGATGGCGATGATTCTAGCTAATCCGAATCAGATCATGAAAGACGAGGATGTAAGTCTACTAGAACTGATGGCAACACCGATTGAAGAGGGGTACAGGGAGATAGGTTGGCGAACAAGTGATACTTATTTTATTGTTGTGCTAACGTATAGAACTTTGTGCTTATTGCGTGGAGGTATTATTGACGGAGAGACGATATGACACCCGAAGGTAAGGCAAACAAGGAAGAACAAATCTATTGGGCTAGGTTTTGGAAACGTCAGCCCACACTTGAACAACGAAACAAGGAAGAGCATGAAATGGCAATGACACCCGAAGGAAAAGTTAAAGACGTAGTTAAGAAATATCTTAAAGAAAAAGGAATCTATTACATCATGCCAGCCACAGGTGGATACGGAAGTAGCGGTGCGCCTGACATTGTTGTGTGCCATAAAGGAAAGTTCTACGGTTTAGAAATTAAGTCAGGCGCTAACAAACCTACGGCATTGCAGATGGATAACCTTAATCGGATTGAAGAGAGTGGTGGCTATGCAATCGTCATCAATGAATCTAATGTTAATCAATATATGGAGGTGCATTTTTCATGAGAGCAAAAACTGAGTATGAAAAGTGGTGCGCATTAGAGCGAGCGTGGGAAGAGTCTCGGTTCGGAGTCATGCAGGAGAAGGCTTATGTTACTGGTTTCAACCGAGCGATTCAATTAATGGAAACATTCTTAAAGGAGAAGGAATATGAAAATTTTACAAAGGCTACGAGCAGTAGACCAAGCACCGAAAGAAAAGAAATTGCCCTTGGCAACAGATATTAATTCTAAGTTCGTTTACTCTAACGGCTCTGATGTCATGAAGACGTGGAAACGATTTGGCTTTGTACCGCCTAGCGAAGTCCGCAATGACTATCTGTTCAAGAAAAATCGTGAGAACAAAAATGAATGAGCAAGACCTAAGAGATTGTTTTGCCATGTTTGCTATGTTCAGAGAGCGTGACCCTACAAGGTGCTATGAGATAGCAGACGCAATGCTAGAGGCTCGAAAGCCGAAAGAGAAGTCAGGAATTATCGCAGTAAAACGTAGTCCAACCACAAGGAGAAGTAAATGAAGAAGGAAACTAAAGCATCAAAGATAATGAAGTACATCGCATCTAACCCAACAGCAAAGGCAAGAGACGTAGCCAAAGCATTAAAGGTTAGTGTGGATAGTGTGTATCAAGCTACATACCTAGCAAAGAAGAAAGTTAATGGGCGAGTAGTGTCTGTACTCACACCAAATGCTAGGATGTCCAAATCGTTGTTTAGTGATCCACCTGAGCGTGGAAGACCAAGTAAGCTGACAGAGGCGGACTTTAAGAAACTACCGCTACCAAGAATTGCTTATGACGATTATGGCAACGTAAGACTAAGAATGACTCAACACCTTTCTTCACTTGATGCAGTCAACAGTCCTCCGCATTACAAGGTAGGAGGGGTTGAAACTATTGATTTCATTGAGGCTAAGAAGTTGGGGTATAACCTTGGGAATGTCGTTAAGTATGTTTCTAGAGCAGACTACAAAGGAAAACTTGTAGAGGACTTGAAGAAGGCGCAGTGGTATTTAAATCGTGAAATACAAGCTATGGAGAAGGCAAAATGAAAAAGCTATTTGTTGCAGTCGGCATTGCTGCCGTGTGTTTTAGCGTTCAAGCGCAAGTAAAATGCGAGACTGATAAGCGTGGCAACACGTGTTGTTGGGACGTGTCACGGTTCGGTCCGTTTAAGCCTATTAGTTGTTAAGTAGTTTCTTAGGGGACAAGGTTTAGGCTTTGTTCCCTATTTTTGTATCTTTTGGTTTTGTTATTTAAGGATTTAAGTGAACCTCATTACTCTAGACTTTGAGACCTACTACGCTCAAGACTATTCGTTGACAAAATTTACTACGGAAGAATACATCCGCAGTAAGAAGTTCGAGGTGATCGGTGTCGGTGTAAAGCTAAACGATGGCATCACTGAATGGTTTTCTGGCTCACACATCGACACCCAAAAATACCTTTCCACCCTCCCGTGGAACGATTCTGCCCTCCTTTGCCACAATACTTTATTCGATGGCGCAATCCTTGCATGGCGGTTTGGCATCAAGCCAAAGCTATATCTCGACACCTTGTGCATGGGTCGGGCTACTAACGGTGTAGACGTAGGCGGCTCTCTAGCGTACCTAGCCGAGCGCTATAACCTAGGCAAGAAGGGTACGGAAGTCGTTGACGCTAAAGGTAAGCAGATAACTGGTTTCTCAAATAGCGAGCTTGCGCTATACGGCGAATACTGCAAAAACGATGTGGAGCTAACTTATAAGCTCTTCCAAGTATTGTCGAGTGCGTTTCCCGAAGATGAATTACAACTAATAGATTTGACTCTGCGGATGTTCATTACCCCAATCCTAGAGGTTGACGACGCGCTTTTGATTGACAGGCTGGAGGAACTCAAGCATGACAAGTTACAGTTATTAGGGACGCTCAAGGAAAAGCTGGGCTGTGACAACGAAGAAGAAGTACGCAAGAAGTTAGCAAGTAACAAACAGTTTGCTGCCGTGCTAAAAGACTTTGGCATTGAACCGCCAATGAAAGAATCCAAGACGACTGGCAAGCAAACCTATGCGCTGGCAAAAAACGACACGGGGTTCATAGCACTAACAGAACACGAAGACCCGTTCATCCAACAACTCGCTGCCGTGCGTTTAGGTACTAAGTCAACCATCGAGGAGAGTAGGATTGAGCGATTCATTGATGTTGGTTCAAGAAACAAGGGCAAATTACCTATCCCACTTAAATACTACGGGGCGCATACGGGTCGTTGGGCAGGTTCGGATAAGGTTAATTTCCAAAACCTTCCGTCGAGAGACAAAAAGAAGAAAGCCCTCAAAAACGCGGTTGTTGCGCCCGAAGGTTATATGGTTATCAACTGCGACTCGTCTCAAATTGAGGCACGTGTACTCGCTTGGCTTTCGGGTCAGGAGGACTTGGTCAAAGAATTTGCCAACGGGGACGATGTTTACTCCCTCTTTGCGTCGAAGATATACGAGCAACCAATCACGAAGAAAAATCCCGTTGAAAGGTTCGTGGGTAAGACCTGTATTCTTGGACTGGGATACGGCACTGGCGCATTAAAGTTACAGCACACACTAAAGACTAGCCCACCTGGTGCTGACCTCACTGAAAGTAAATGCAAAGAGATTGTTGATCTATACAGAGAGACTAACGATATGATTGTTAAGCTGTGGAAAGAAGGCGACAAGGCGCTAAAGACCATGGCTGACTGGCAACCTGAGACTAAGCCGTTTTCCTATGGCAAGCACAAGTGTGTGCGGGTAACTAAAGAAGGGTTCGAGCTACCTAATGGGCTGTGCATCCGTTACCCCGAACTAAAACTCAACACTGATGAAACTAAAAGCGGATACGAGTACAAGTCGCGTAAGGGCCCCGTGTCTCTATGGGGCGGGTCTATTGTGGAGAACGTAGTCCAAGCTCTTGCAAGGATTATCGTGGGCGAACAGATGCTTAAACTCACTGAGCGCTATCGACCTGTGCTGACAGTGCATGATGCGGCGGTGTGCGTAGTGCATGAAGATGAGGTAGACGAGGCTTGTGCTTGGATTGTCGAGGTCATGTCAACACCGCCAGATTGGGCTAAAGGACTGCCCGTGGCGTGTGAAGCTCAAGTAGGAAGGAATTACGGAGAGATGGAAGAATGGAGTCCAAAGTAACCAGAAGGCAAAGTCATGCGTTGCTTATAGAAGTATTAGACGAAGCGTTGCGTTTACTACCTCCAACAGTACCGTCATTTACTAAACTTAAACTATACAATGAACCAATACCTAATATACGACGAAGAAAACGAATTGATGCGAACGGTCTCAAGACGAGAAGAAGCAAAACACCTGACGCAAAACCGTAGTGGCTGGAGTTTTAAATGCGTACGTAAACCCGTACATAAGATTGATTTATCACAGTTTCAAGAAGCACTTTTTTAGGAGAAGTAAATGTTAGAAAACGTAGAAGCGATAGAAGCAAAGAAACCCGCTAAATTATTTGTAGCTACACCAATGTACGGTGGGCTATGCACAGGCGGTTACACCATGGGTATTCTTAATTGTGTGCAGACATTCGCACCCCGTGGCATACAAATGTATTACTCGTACATGATGAATGAGTCTTTGATTACCCGTGCCCGTAACGGTATGGCATATGACTTTATGCAGTCGGATGCTACGCACCTGATGTTTATTGATGCGGACATTAGCTTTGATCCAAAAGACATCGTGCGCATGATTGATGCAGACAAAGATATTATCTGCGGCCTGTACCCAAAGAAAGAAATCAACTGGCAGTTAGTATCGGATGCGGTCAAGCAAGGTGTGGACTACAAAGACCTACCTAATTACACAGGCTCGTTTGTGGTGAACTTAGTAGGCGGTGTAACTGAATCCACAGGCAATATTAATGAGCCGATGGAGATTGACAACGGTGGTACGGGGTTCATGCTAATTAAGCGTAACGTGTTTGATACATTAAAACCTACCGTACCAAAGTACACCAATGACATGATCCTGATTGTGGATAAGAACCCAGTTAAGAAGATTATTGATGAGTACTTTGCCACCAGCATTGACGAAGTATCCAACCGATTACTTTCAGAGGACTACCACTTCTGCAAGATTGCACGGGAAGCTGGCTTTAAAGTCTATGCCGCACCTTGGGCGAATTTAACCCATAGCGGAACGTACAACTTTAGCGGTCAATTACCAAGGAGCTAAGATGACAACCTTTACAACAGAAGACAGAATCATTGCAGAGCAGAACGGCTCAGTAACTATTAACGTAGAACCAATCCCGTTTGCTGGGTTAATCACAATTACTGAAACACCTAAGCACAAAGAACTAACAGATGAGGAAATACTTAAAAAGGCGCAAGAAAAATGATACCTAACTGCGAACTAGTAAAAGTAGACGGCACACAGTTTCTTGTGTTCAAAGGGCAAGACTTAATATCAAACCACTTGAAGAAAGAACTGTACGAGGATGACATCCACCAGCTTGCATTAAAGCTGCTTATCAACGAGCCAAGCGGTACGGTGCTGGACATCGGTGCAAACCTAGGTACGTTTTGTGTGCCTCTCGCACGGAAGATTCCTAAGCTAAAGTTTCACGCTTTTGAACCGCAGCGTATTGTTAACTACCAGCTATGCGCTAACATAGTCATCAATGGTTTAGACAATGTGCAAACCTACGAGTTAGCTCTGTCTGATCGAGACGATCAAGTTAACCTAGTCATGCCTGACTACACCAAGGAAACTAATATTGGTGCTTTTAGTATCGACAAAGAAGTCCGTAAGAATGAGTACGAGTGTGCTACAACTAGCGTAACCAATAAGATTTTTTTAGTGCCGCTGGATTTACTTACTTTCAGCGATGTTAAGCTAATCAAGATTGATGTAGAAGGGCATGAGTTAGAAGTATTGCAGGGCGGACTCGAGACCCTTAAAGCTAACAACTACCCACCGATTATCTTTGAAGCGTGGACATGGAAACCTTGGTATAAAGAGAAGCGCAAAGCACTGTTCGACTACCTAGAAGAACTTGGTTATCACATACAAGAACTAGGTGAAAATAACTTAGCACGGCATCCTAAATATGGTAATATGTCAAAATGAACTTTACTTGGTCATTCTCCTCCCTTAAAGAATACATTAACTGCCCTAAGCAATATCAGGAGTTAAAGGTATTAAAGCGCTACGAAAAGAAAGCTACTGAACAGATGCTTTACGGAACAGTCGTGCATAAGGCTTGTGAAGACTATGTATCTACGGGTAAACCCTTAGAGAAAAACTATCTTAGATTTAAGCCCGTGCTTGATTCTTTAGTTGCAATTCCAGGGACTAAATACCCCGAGCATGAGATGGCGCTTACGCTTGATAAAGAACCGTGTGACTTCAAAGATGAAAATAGATGGGTGCGGGGCATCGTAGACTTACTGATTGTGGACGGCGACTATGCGTTCATCATTGACTACAAAACAGGCAACAATCGCTACCCTGACCCAAAACAGTTAAAGCTGATGGCTCTTATGACGTTTGCCCACTTCCCCGAGGTCATCAATATAAAGGCTGGGCTACTGTTTGTGATGCATGAAAGTTTCGTGGCTGAGGTATACACACGGGATCAGATCCCCAAGCTGTGGTCTTATTTTGAAAATGACCTTGAAAGGCTTAGGCTTTCATACGAAAATGATACTTGGCAAGCTAACCCTACCCCTCTTTGTGGCTGGTGTCCTGTTAGGACTTGCGAATTTCATAAGGAAAGATAATGCCCTACGTTAATAAACCTAGACCATACGATAAAGAGTACGATCAGCAGAAGTCCCGTGGTGAACACGAGCGCCGTATGGAGCGCCAACGTGCCCGCCGTGCGTTGGATAAAAAGATGCCTGATGGTAATGGCAACGGTAAAGCTGATGCAAGGGAAGGCAAGGACGTTGCCCACAAAAAAGCCCTAGACAAGGGCGGCTCTAACAAGCATGGCACGTACATTACAACGGCAGCTAAAAACCGCAGTTTTAAACGGGATTCAAAAGGTAACTTAGTTTCAGAAACAAGTAAGAAAGAACGAAAGAAGTAAGCAACATTGCTGTAAGGCATGAGTGGGCAATTGGGGTTTTGTGATATTCCCCCAATAACCGTGTCAGTTGGGCGGCGTTATTGAAGGCTAGGTTTCTTTATTTACCTACCACTTCTCCTTGGCGCGACAGGCTCGACCGACTAACCCCCGTAAGGGGTTACGTTAATTATCCAGTTAAAGGACAGTTGTGGAAATAGTAGAAGGACAAGCCGTCAGATTCACAATGCCGTCAGATAGAGTTAACCTCATCACGGATTACATTGAGAAGAGTGAAGTCCTAAAGGATGATGGCAAAAAAGCAGAAGTGCTAGTCTACTGGGGCATCGAAGAGATGCAGAGGGTAATCAAAGTCTGTGGGGAAAAAGTTCCTTCACCGATACAACGCGATTACAAGTGGCCCGGGATGTACACTCCCTTCAAACACCAAGAAATCACGGCTGCGTTTTTAACGCTACAAGACAGGGCATTTTGCTTTAACGAAGCTGGCACGGGCAAGACCTCATCTGTAATTTGGGCTGCCGACTATTTAATGACGCAAGGCTTAATCAAGCGAGTCCTAGTCATCTGCCCCCTATCCATTATGTATTCAGCGTGGCAAGCCGACATATTTAA